CCACCCCCACCCGCAACCACGAGGTAGTCAAAAATACCACCGTTAATCACATTTAACGTCCCCGAAGATGTAAATGTATGAATTTTATATCCACCACTTGTCGATATAGTTCCACCAGTTGCACTGATCCCACCCAAGCCCTGCCATACAGTTCCATTATACACTTCTAATCTATTTAACGTTGAATTAAACCGAATCATTCCCACCACACCCGTAGAAGGTTGTTGCTCCGTCGTACCAACTGGGACGGTTAGAGCACCTGTTCCAGAAAATGTCCCTTCCGCCGTACTCGTAGAATCAAAATCAGATTCTGTGTTGGTAAATATCTCCGATAGTTTTATATTAGATTCAAAATCTTTCGCGTATCGTAGCCAGTGGTGTAATTTCATAGCACCCAAACGACTGGGCGTATACGACTTCTCTAAAATATGATTTGTTATAGAAATAGTAGTATTTAGCCCCTCACCACTCGCATTTGCGAGATCTATTATTTTAGCTGGAATAAATGTATCCGAAGCTTTACGTTTACGGAACGTTAATTTATCCTCCGTGTTATCGAATGAAATTTTTGCTTTATCGCCGATCCATAAAGAGTTTTCGCTTACGTACATATCACGAATTTTGTTTTCAGCGGAACCTATATCGTATTGATTATCGACCGAAGGAATCATATGACCCCCTAAAGAGAAGGTTCCACCATTCATTTCAATATTAGATGAGGTTCGAAGAACTTCGACGTTTGCCGTTCCTCGAACATCTAGAGTGTGTGTCGGTGTAGAGGTTAAAATACCCACGTTGGATGTAGACGTATCTACAAACAGATTAGCGGTACCTATTTCTACGTTAGCTGTCGTCTTAAACGCCGTGACTCCATTTAAAAATTGAACGGTCGACGAAGTTATGTTGGATGAGGTTATATCCAATTGATCGAGAATAATCGATTTAGCATGAATATTTCCATCGAGTACCCTGAGGTGGGAATCGTGAATATCGAGGAACCCGTCGGTTCCGTTCATTTCTATTATTGAGTGAGAGTATTTTCTTACTTAAAAAAATGCTCGTACATATTCATATGACCGAGTGGATTGAAGGTATCATAAAACACTCTGAAACCGAACTAGGCCTCCTAGGCCTCGACCAAACGAACCTAGGTCCTTTGATCGTAGACTTTATCAAGAATCTTCAACAAACACTGGGGAACCAGCCGACCGCTATGAAATCTATCCTGAAAACAACCGCCAATCTCATAGATGGGAAACCCGTTGCCCCCATAACCGAAGCGGATTTTGTAGATGATACGTGTACGAGGTGTTCATACATTTACAAATCCGAAGATGGAAAATATTATAATGACCGAGCGGTCGTGTTTAAAAAGAGTTACGATGATCCGAGTTCACAATATATGTACCAAGGTCATCAAAGATCGAAACAGGAGATTACCCTACCGTATGTCTTACGTGAGGAGATCGTCCTCATCCCATGATTGGGTCTCTTCGTTCCACGTGTACGTTTTATCGTCCGAAGGGTGTCTTTCTTGCAAAGTGGGTCACACTTTGGAGGAAATGTTTATTGAGGGGCGACGGGCCAAACCGGGTTAGCCGGGTCTTCTGTGTTGGAAGGAAGGTCACGAAGAGCTTGGCGGTAGTCCAGCCACTCTTGTTTCTTTTCGGGTGTGGCATGGGGGTAGTCCGCGACGATGTATTTATCAGTTTGCTCGAGGAGGGTGTTCCGCTCGGTGCGAAGTTCATTAAGTTTTTTAGTATTAAGAACTGTGGGCCAAAAGTTTTCTAATTCTTCTAAGGTTGGTTTATGAACGTTATTTACAGATTCCCATACTAAAGTGTCGTAATCGTTATTCGTCAAATTCCACTGTTGTCCGGGATAACGATCGATTAAAACTGATGCTATATCCATTATATATGCAGTAGAAATTTATCACTGTTGAATTTCAAGGAGAGTGAGTGTAGACACACCTGTCAAACGATTTGCATCCGCTGTATCGGAAGTGTAGTTAATATACCAATATCGACTACCTGAATACCGATTCCTAACTTCAACTGTATATTCGATTGGTTGAGTTCCTATATTCGAATCATCTAAATAACTGAAACCAATATTTCCTAGACAATAGATAGCTCTATCGTAATTGTACGACGCAAATGATGTTTTAGATGCAGATCCAACACTCCCCTCTTGTTTCACGAGAACCGTTCCGTCTTTTTTTACGTTGCCTTGAAAATAAGCATCTGTGGGCCCCGACCAAAACAAGTTCAAGAGAACTAATATTTTACTACCAGGCCTTTTAGGTGTTATTTTAGTCGTGAGTCCGGGTAAAGTAGTGAATGAATTTGAGTTTCCAGATGTTATTCCATTAAATGTGGTGCTCTGGACTTGTATAATACCTCGACCAAATATATCCCCCCTCACATCCAACATTGCCCTCGGCTCCGAAGTCCCAATCCCCAAACGCCCCGCCTTTAGGGTCATGGACAGGTCCCCGTGTCCGAAATATTCCTTCTGGTAGGCGTACAACTGGTAGATCTCGTCGGAGGTCAGGGCCCGGTTAAAGAGGCGGAAGTTTGCGATGGAACCGGTGAAGGGCTTCTCGTTACCAGTTAAATATCGCTTTCCCAGTACCACTCTCGAAACACTACTGGTATTGAGTGGATCACCGGCTGTCGAGCTGGATCGTGTACTTTCTAATAAAGGTACGTGTACACCGTTTATGTATGTATGTTGTGATGCAGATGACACCCCACCACCAGAATACGCATAAGTGATGTGGTACCACTCATCTTCATTAAATATGTAGTTTATTCTTACATCTTGAGACCAGTGTACAATCTGTAAATGATTAGGACTTGACCCACTATTTTTACCTCTCAAGTAGAATGCACTAGCTGACCCGGATGCAGGACTACTACCATTTAAATTCGCGGACGGAAGAATCATTGCAATATTTTGATCGTTTGACATATCGGTTGTCTTAAACCATATACTCATAGAATGTACCCAATCACCGCCCGGAGGAATACCATCAACGTTGTCGTCACCCGATATAAAATTAGAAGTATTTCCATTGAAACTCCACGAATTTATTCCACTCGACGTGTCGAGTGGAACAGATCCATTAATCGTCGCATCCCTATGCGTTGCCGTTAATTCATCTAAGATAGTAGATCCAGACGAATAGTTCTTAGCATCATAGTACCTTTCCAACCAATCCGTGTTGGGAACGTTGGGGTATGACTTTACGGTCACATCAGTTCCGTGGGCCTCGGGGTCGTATTCGGGGGTACCGAAGAGGTCGAGTTCAGCAAAGTTTAAAACCGAACCACTACTATGATTTTGTAGTTTATATGCCACAAAAGCTATATGATTATAATACACATGATTTGTTGGTTCAAAGTATTTCGTCGAAGATACTATCGAACTACCAGTCACAGCGAAATTGTAGAAATAATGAATCGGGTACCAATTGTTTCCATCCGTGCTTCCTAAAAAGACCCCTTCGAGTGGAATCCTATAAGGTCCGTACGCTGCATTTCTAGGATGGAACGTAAACCCTCGCAATTGCATCTTTTCCGTGGTGGGCATTTGAAGTTTAATCCATTCACCACTGTGTATTTTATTGTTCACGTCGATGATGCTCTTATTAGATTGATATGTTCCAGACGAATAAGTACCATTGGTGCCGTGATGCCCCCTTTCTAATCTAACACCATCGAATACACGGTAACCTTGACCAGTTGATGTTCCGTCATTTTCCGTAGACGCCTCAGAGGCGTACCCATTATTCAAAGCGTTTTGGGTCAAAGCCACCCTCGGATACTTAATAAGCTTTTTCGACCGGGGAAACTCCGTGACCATATTGCTATTGAGTTTGATAGCAGCCGTATTACCTGTGTGGAGCATGTTCACGTTTGAGACCACGTTCAGGTCTGAAACGTTCCCACTGACGGTCAAATTAGAACTAACGGTCGCATTCCCACTGACGGTCAATTCACCACCCACTTCTACGTTCGCAGTCGTCACGAACCCTGTCGTCGCATTAGAAAATTGAACGGTATTAGAAGTGACGTTTCCAATATTCACGATCTGATCTAAATTAGAAGAAATACCAGAAATATTACTCCCATCACCGTACAAATAATCGGCAACAACATTCCCACCCACCTCCACATTCCCACTGGCGACTAAAGAAGTCGTAGGATTCGTAAACTGAATAACATTAGATGTAGTGTTTCCCACATTCGAAACTGCCGCGAGACTATGTGAAGACGCCGCTGAAATCGTATTAATTTTGAGAGATCCACCTACTGAAAGGTTATTTTGCGTGACCACGTTTCCTATGACATTAACGGTTAGTTCCTGACTAAGATCGTTGATTATTTCTGTTGCCGTAAGATTACTTGTAGTGTACCCTAAAGTTAATTCATTCGTTCCTCCATGGTGAATGATTCCTACATTCGATGTAGGACGTTGCATGAGAATACCTATATCGAGTTGATCGTTTACATTATTATCTTTAGCTAAACCTATAATTGGATCTTTTAAAAGTTGCGATTCAGATTCTATGAAGAAACGTTCACCATAGACGAACATGTTTCCGGTGACGCTTAAATTGGAATCTATAGATGTAAGACCAGTGGATGTGGTTATGTACGAATCGCGAAGAACTTTCTGTGCATCCACGTATGGTACTTTTTGGGCGGTTAAACCTGATATGGTTAAATTACTTCCAATGACTGCGTTCGCATCGGTGACAAAACCTGTAGTCTCATTCGTAAACTGAATTACATTCGTCGTAGAATTACCAATATTAGCCACAGATTCGAGTGTCGTGACCAAACCCGTTAGTCTACTTCCATCACCTTCAAAATAGGTAGCACTAACGTTTCCGTCTACTACGAGTACGTTAGACCCATCATCATCCACAAACAAATTTGAACCGACACTTAAATCATGACCGGGGTTCGTATTGGCTATACCCACGTTTCCGTCGAAATAAACTTCGTCGACCGTGACGTTTGACCATTGACTTAAGGTTCCTGTTATTGCAGTCGGAGGAATACCAGTTAAACCCGAACCATCTCCATGAAATTGGTGTGCGATAACATTACCGGTAACTTCTATATTAGCACTCGCCGTCAGGGATGTAGGAGACGCTTGGAAATCGATCGCTCCTGACCCACTCGCGATGGTGTATACTGGGGATATGGATACGGAATTTAATCGAAGTGCCGCAGCCTCAACGTTCCCCTCCACGATGAGATTACTTTTTATATCTGTGACCCCATCTGGAGCTATGATAGATCCACCTATTTCTACATTACCGGTCGTGACAAAACCTGTCGTCGCATTCGTAAACTGAAATACTTCATCCGAAACATTCCCGGTAGTTATGAACAGATTCGCACTTCCTATTTTTATATTAGACGTCTCTATGTTAGACGTCCTAAGTGTAGCGTTAGTTATGTCGAGGTAGCCTGTGGGTGAATAGATCGGCATCTCGTCTAGTATTTGTGTAGGTTTTTTCTTACAAAGTGGAACTCAATTTGTAAGAAGTTTGTTTATGGGCTTGGAACGACCGGCCAAACAGGGTTCGCTGGATCTTCGGTTGTGGAGGGAAGCTCGCGGAGGGCTTGGCGGTAGTCTAGCCATGCTTGTCTAATTTCAGGGCTAGAGTGTGGCCAATCGGGGATGGCATACCGATCGGTTTGTTCGAGAAGGGTGTTCCGCTTGGTGCGGAGTTCCTTGAGGGGTCGTTCGTTATTAATTTTTTCACATTCTAATACGAGTTCTCCCCTCTCTGGCTTAGAAACAGTTTCATCATACCATACCAATCCATCATAATCTACACCATGTAATTCCCACTTACATGCCGGGTATAATCGCTGTAAAGCTGGTACTAAGTCCATATACTATCAGTAAATATAATTTACTGTGCAATTTCTACTGCACTTTTATATGAAACCATATTTTCAACATAGGCAGACCCTGTACCACTTTGTGACCTATTTAAATAAAATGGTTGCGAACCAACATACGTAGTGTGACTAAGTAGTTTATATGTGACGGTACCCGTAGTATTAGGTGTATCAACCCACGCAATGGTAATATTAGCCGGCGTATTGGCAGTTTGTGCGTCATAAGGACTAACGGCTATAGTATTCCAGGTGGAACTGGAACTTGTATTTTTATTATATCCGATAAGGATCGAGTCCCTGTATATTCTAAACCCGCTATGCTCAGTGGCTTCGTAGTTGATGGTCCATTGTAATTGGATTTTGGAATTACCAAACTTTGGTGTAATCTGTATCTCTAAAGGGGTTAAATAATACTCAGCGGCACTAGCATACACTACCATATCATGTACTGTATATGAAATACACTGTACGGGTAAACCCGGTGAATACAAAGGTGCCGCGATGTGAAGGGGTTGGGGGTTCGCCACACTCCCATTGCGACCCATATCGTAGAGGGTCTTGACCTCTTCGGCGGTGAGGGCTGTGTCGTAGAGTTTGAAGTTGGAGATGGAGCCGTCAAAATATTCAGAAGTTGGACTGGCAGCACCTATTATAAATTCTTTACTCGTTCCGGTTAAATTAATAGTTGCCGTATCGGTGGCTATTTGTACACCATCTAAGTATAATCTACGAGTACCACCATCGTATGTGCCACAGATATGTATCCAATTACCTTCAGTTGGAATTGTACTGGAAATTAAATTATTACCGTATGTTGTAAACGCTATTTTTCCGTCATTAGCAGTCCCACCTACCTGCCCCGCAAGATATAAACCCGCTGAGTTACCACTGGAATTATCCCCCATCTTGATCAGGCCCCGCCAATTATTCCCGACCGCATCCGGATTTACCCAAATTGACATCGTATAAGCATTTATTCCGTCTATGAAGTTTGCATCATGTTCAATATAATCATTCGTCCCATCAAAGTCAAAAGCTTTCGCACTCGCATCATACGACGCACCATAGAACACCCCATCATTCCCCCTCCCTGACGTATCCCTAACAGCCCCCTCGAAGGTGG